CACGGCTGCAATCGGCGACGCTATTGTTTCAGGGGCGGAAAGAGGCGTGCCGCTTGAGGTGAGCGCTCGCGCTGTTGGGGTGTCGTCGGGCGCGGTTCGTGAGTGGCTTCGCCGTGGCGAGGGTCGCGACGATAGACCGGTGACCGAAGAGTTTGCGACCTTTGCGCAGTGCTACCGGAAGGCAGAAGAGGCGTTTGTCACAAAGGCGATCGCGGGTATCGAGTCGGCCGGCGCTGACTCTTGGCAGGCGTTGGCATGGCTACTCGAGCGGCGGTTCCCTGACCTATTCTCGACGCGGGTTCGTGAGACCGTGAAGGCGGAGATCGACGCGCTGTATGAGCTTCTCGAGGCCAAGCTCGACCCGGACACATATTCGAAGATTTTGCAGGTCATCGCAGAGTCGAAAGGGGATTGATTGAGGGCAGTCTTTCGGCGCGGCTTGCAGCTATTCGCCAAGCAAGAGGCGGAGGAAGCGGCATGCTCGCTGATCGACGTAGACGGCGAGCTCGTTGACGTGGCTACCGCGGAGCCGCAGACGCTCCCCGTCGTGCGCGTCCAGGGGCGCGATCTCGAGATTGTCCTAGGCGACAAGAGCTACCTCGCCTATTCGCCTCTTGGGTCAGAGGACCACCTACCGCTCGACGCACCTCCGCAGCGCTGGACGGAGCTTGAAGACGTCGACGCGAAGTGGGATCACCTTGTCCCGGTCTCGATCAAGCGACCGCGCTCGAGGCGGAGAGCTGCGAAGAAGCTCGCCTTCCGTGCCAATCCAGGGCGTCAGGCTCGCTTCGTAGGCTCGGCTGTCGATGAACTGTTGTGGGGTGGCGAAGCTGGCGGAGGCAAATCGCAAGGGGCGATTCTACTCGCGGCGCGCTTCATTCATCTCGAGGGGTTCTCGGCGCTCATCCTGCGTCGCGAGGCGTCCGACCTTGCGCCCCTGCTGAAGAAAGCGCACGCCCTGTACCGCTCGATCGGGGGCATCTGGCAAGCCTCGATCAAGACCTATTTCTTTCCGCGCACGGGCGCGACGATCCGCTTCAACCATTGCCAGCGCGAAGTCGACGCTTTTCAGTACCAGGGCGACGAGTTTCACCTCGTCATCTTCGACGAGCTGACGCATTTTCTACTGTCGCAATATTTGGAGGTCTCGAGCCGCCTTCGTCGTACCTCGCTCCGCTTGCCGCTGTTGCTTCGGGCGACCAGCAACCCTGGCGGCCCTGGCCACGAATGGGTCTTCGGGCGCTGGCGATATTGGCTCGACCCCAAAGCGGAAATCGCAGGCGGGGCGCCTCGTGTCGATGCGAACGGCGAGACCTTGCCACCGGCCGCAGAGGGCGAGGTGCTCTGGTTCGCTCCGGCTGGCGAGGATGGCGCGGAACAGGTTGTGCCGGAGGGGACGCCACTTGCGAAGAGTCGGACCTATTACCGCAGCGTCAGGAACGAATGCGAACAGCTCGATCGCAAGGACTACGAAGCCAACCTTGCACGGCTCGACGCGGTTCGACGGGCGCAGCTTTCGAAGGGCGATTGGCTGAAGAAGCCAGCGGCCGGAGACTATTTTAAGCGCATCTGGTTCGGCGTCACGCCTCGCGCTGTTGCGGCTCCGATTGCACGTGTTCGCTATTGGGATCGAGCTGGCACAGTTGACGGTGACTGGACCGCCGGGCCGCTGGTCGCTCGCACCGAGGAAGGCTTTGTGGTCGAGGGTCTTCGGCACTTCCGGGGCACGCCTGGAACAGTCGAGGCAGAGATCGTCCAAACGGCTTTGCTCGACGGGCCCGACGTCGTTCAGCTCTTGGAGCAAGACCCCGCGCAGGCTGGCCTTTCGGAGCGGCGCACCATCACGATCGCGCTGAATAAAGCGGGCGTGACAAACTTCCGATGGGTCCAGAAGCGGACCAATAAGCTTATCGCGTGCTCGCCCGCGTCAGTGCAGACCGAAGCGGGTTGCGTGTCGGTCGTGCCGGGCTCGTGGAATGACGACTTTTTCGCAGAGCTTGAGGCGTTCCCGGAAGGCGCTCATGACGATATTGTGGACAGCTACGGCGGCGCGATCGCGTGGCTTTTGAGGGCGCATCCGGGACAGAGCGAAGGCCAGGCGAAGGCGCCGCAGGTCGTCTCGTCGGGCTCAAGTCGGGCGGTATTTGGCGGTAATACGCGGCGGAGATAATCCTATGAATGAAAACGCATATCAAATCGTCGAGCCTACGCCCGACGCATCGCACGCGCCCAAGGTTGGCGAAGCTGTCCGGCCGAAGGTTGTCGAGGCGCGTATCAGGCCGCTTCGGCGCATCCACCTCGAGATTACACCGGGGGTCATCAAACAAGCGGAGTGGCAGGCGGAGCGCGGAAATATGCGCTTGGCTGTCGAGATCTGCGAACAGATGTTGGGCGACGACCGCCTTTACCTGGCGCTTCAGAAGCGGGTGCAAGGTGTCCTTCGATGTGAGGTCGCCTTCGACCCTGGCGCCGAAGGTGGAGACGCGCCGCGGTACGCGCTCAAGGAGGGCAAGGAATGGGATCAGATGTTCCCGCCCGACGAGAACAGCGAAATCAAGATGTGGGGGCTGTTGCTTGGCGCTGGCTTTGGTCGCCTGGCGTGGCTTCCGCCCGATCGGCGCACGGGTCGCAGGGTGCCGACAATCCAGTCTTGGCCAGCCGAGTTTGCACGGTACACGACCGAAGACGGTTGGATGATCGGCATTGACGATGCCGGTACTGTCGTCCCCCTAACGCCAGGCGACGGCGAGTGGATCCTATATACGCCGTTCGGCACGCATCGCCCATGGTCCCGCGGGTTGTGGCGAGGCCTCGCGCGTTGGTGGCTGTTGAAGCAATACGCCATGGCCGACTGGGGCGCCGCTGGTGAGGTCGTAGCGCAGCGTGTCGTTGCTCGACCTGCGTCCGACGCGAACCCCGTGATCGAGCGGGCCGATCGGCGGATGCTTGCCGAGGACATCAACGCCATGGGGGCCCAAGGTGTGATTGTCCTGCCGGACGGCTTCTCTATGGCCGTCGCGGAGCAGTCCGCGAATACGTGGCAGATTTACCAGGCGCAAATCGATATGGCCGACACCGCTTTCGTGGTGTCCTCGCTTTGGCACAACCTTGGGACACAGGTCGACGGGGGCTCGTTCGCTGCGGCCGCAACCGCGGTTGGCGTCGAGCAGGGGGCGCTCGAATACGACGCGAAGGCCGACGCGAGCTTCGCTTACAAGCAAGTGTTGCGACAGTGGGCTTTCGTCAACTGGGGCTCGGAGGACGCAGCTCCGACCGTGCGACGTGTCATCGAGCCGCCGGTCGATCACCAGGCCGAAGCGACCACGCTTGCCGCGGCCGGGCCTGCGATCGCGCAGCTTGTCGCGCTGGGCGCCGATCGCGTGAAGCTACTCGAGCGGTTCGGCGTCGATGTCGAAGTCGAGCCTCGACAGACTGCCGATGCAATCGAGGTGACGCAGCCGCTCCTCGACTACGGGATTTTGACCGTGAACGAGGTCCGCGCCGCGTATGGCCTGCCCTCGCTCGGTCCCGCTGGCGACGTGCGGCCTACGCCAGCCGCGAACCTGGCGCCGCCTCCGGGAGCTCCGCAACCGGGGGCCTTCTCGCTGGACGCTGTCCCGGACGCGCCCGACGTCGACCCGGTTCGTGTGGTTCGTGACAGCCTGGCGCCCGATGGCGAGGCGATCGCCTCGCCGGAGGCACCGGCACAAGGGGCAACCACGGCGGCGAGCAAGACGACCCTTGCACAGCGGCGCGAGGCGTGGGTCTCGACGCAGCTGCGGACGGACGCGATCGGAGACACGGGCGTCAAGCAAGCCTCCGCCGCGATGGCGCCGCTTCGGCAAGAGGTCATGACGGCCCTGTCGAAGTGTGCCGACTACGACGAAGCGCGGGCGCTCCTGACGAAGATCGTCGGCAAGGCGAGCGCTGACCAGCATGCGGAGCTGATCTACCGCGCGATGTTGCTCGCCCATCTCGAGGGCGCCGCGGGTGCCTCGTGATTGACCTGCTCGATGATGCGGTCTTCCAGGAGGCGATCGACGCGCTACTCGCAAAACACCCCGCGCTGAAGTCGCAGCTTGCCCAGGCCGCCCCGGCGCTTCGGGCGCGAGCCTTCACGGTCGCGGGCGTGGCCTCACTCGATCTCGTCACCGAGACATGGCAGTCGATCGCGAGGGGCATCGAGCAAAAACAGAGCTTCGCGGATTGGTCGGCCGAGATGGGTCCGAAGCTCGAAAGCGCTTGGGGCGGGGCGAAGCCGGGGCGCTTGGAAACAATATGGCGCACCAATCAGCAAAGCGCTTTCTCGGCCGGGCGCTGGGCTCGCATGACAGACCCGGATGCGATCGACCTGCGGCCCTATGTCCAGTTCGACGCGACGCTCGACGGGCGGACCACGGCGCTTTGCAAAGAGTGCTCTGGTCACGTGGTCAAAATCGATAGCGATTGGGCACGGGCGCACACTCCGCCGCTGCACTTCAACTGCCGAAGCGCTTGGATCACGCTAGACGAGGACGAGGCCGCAGAGCTGGGGATCTCGCACAAACCACCGAATGTCGATGCCCATCCGGGTTTCGGACAAGCGCCCGATGCGACGGCGCCCGACGAGCTCGCGGTAGCGCTGTCCGAATATCCGCAAGAGCTTCAGCAGGCATTCGCGCAGAGTCCGGCGCGACTATCAATGCCGCTCGAGGCCCCGCCGCCACCGGAGCATCCGACGACACAAGAAGACAAGAAGGCCAAGGCCGCGGCGAGGAAGCTCGAGAAGGCGCTACCGCAAGCACAGCGCGAGGCGATCCGAGCCTTCACTGGCAACGCGTTTTCCGATATGCGGGAGTTGGACAAAGACCCCGACGCGGAGATTGGCGGCGATGGGTATGGCACCAAAGAAGAACTCCTCACACATCTTGCGGCAATCCGCGAGGCGTTCAAAGTCGCAAAACCATTCCAGGGGGTCGCGTATCGAGGTCTCGCGGAGGTCACGGACGAAGCCTATGCCGCGCTGATGACCACGACCGAAGTCACGACCGATGCGCTGTCATCGGCCTCGCGCTCGTATTCGCTGGCCAAAGAGTACGCAGACCAAGGCGGAGGAAGCACGGTCCGGTCTGTGATCCTTGTGCTGACACAGAGGTCAGGCATCCCGGTCGAGACGATCTCGAAGTTTGACAACGAAAAAGAAATACTGATGCCGAAGGGTGCACGCTTTCGCGTGACCGGTCGGTATATGGCCGGTGGTATCCTGCACATCGAGGCGACCGAGATATGACCGAACCAAAGAAGCCAGCGGAACCAGAGAAACCAGCCAAGGAAGCGGAGAAGAAAGACCGCGCGGCGCGGTTCGTCACGCCTGGCGAAGAGATCAAGGTCGACAAGAAAACAAAGACCGTGACGATCTGACGTATCAAACGGTCGCACGCATTCCCTATCCGGGTGGATGCGCACACGCCGGGCTCATTTTGCTAAGCTATCCGCACTAGGGGACGCTGCCCCGTCGGAGTTTGTCCTATTCGAGCCAGGCGTGAATCGTACCCGCAAGGGGCCTTTTCTATTCGACGAGATGTCGGCCGCCTCGTGCCTCGCAGCGTATCGAGAGCACGGGGCGGATCTTATGGTCGATTGGGACCATTTGAGCGTGGCGCCAGATTCGCCAGCCAAAGAGCGACGCGCCGCAGGTTGGGGCCAGCTCGAAATCAGGCCGGACGGCTCCGCGTGGTGCGTCGGCGTGAAGTGGACTGACGAAGCCAAGGCCGCAATCGAGGCCAAACAGTTTCGATATACCTCGCCATTTTTCGCATGGGAAGACGGCCCGACTGGCTCGGATTCTCCCAAGCGTATCACCGCAATTCTCAACGTCGCGTTGTGCAACTTGCCAGCGACCGACGGGCTTCAGCCGCTGATTGCGGCGGCGCAGACGAGCACTGACGGGCAGTCGCCCGCCGCAAAGGGACCAAATATGAATCCAGCCGATATCGCAGCGATCCTCGGGCTTCCTCCGGAGTCCACTGCCGAAGACATCATGGCCTTTTTGAAGAAGTGGAAAGAGGCCGAGGACGCGGAGCCTCTTGCCGATAAGCCCGCGGATGGCGCCGCGGCCATGGGCGACGCGCCCAAGGCAGACGAAGCGATCGCGCAGCTCTGCCAGCTGACCGGCTTCGCATCGCCGAAGCAAGCGCTCGATCACGTGCGAGCGCTCAAGGTCGCAGGCGGCTCAGTTGCCGCTCTCTCGGCCAAGGTGACCGAGCTGTCGAACGCAATCGCAAAGCGTGACTTCGACGCTGTGATCTCCAAGGCCGAAATCGAGGGCCGTGTCACGCCAGGCAATCGCGCGCAGGTGATCGCCGCGGCCGCTGGAAACGTCGAGGCGCTCTCGGCAATCGTCGCACTTCTGCCGGCACACAAGGGCCTTGCCGCAAGCGCTGCCGCGCGCCCGCAGGCCTCAACATCTGTCCTCGCGGCGGGTGGCAAGAAATGGGAAGCGCTCTCGACCAAAGAAGCGGCCGATTTGGCGCGGGACAATCCCGAGCAGTTCGCCTCCGTTTACGCGGAGTTTCAGTCTCGAACCAGCCGCTTAGCGCGGCCATTTTCAAGGGATCCTATATATGGCGCGCACTACCCGCAGTAATGTTTTCTATCCACAGATTCTCGAGAAGGCCATCTCGGCCGGTTTCTCGGGTATCGCACTCTTCAACGGCATTGGCGCCGCGACCCTCAAGAGCGGACTTCTGTCCACCATCAAGGGCGACACCGTTACCATTCCGTATTTCGGTACGGTCGGCGAGTTCGATGACATCACGAATGACGGAGATGCGCTCCCGTTGACTGGGTTCGACCAGTCGACGGAGACCGCGACGGTTCAGCACTCCGGCAAGTTCGTGGAGATGACCCGATTCGCGCAGAACGGCGTCGAAGACCCGTACGCGGAGGTCGGCAAGCAAATGGCCGAAGCCGCGCAACGTCGCTTCGACAAAGCGCTGATTGACCAGGCCGTCTTGACCCCGCTTGTCAAGACCTACACCTCGAGCGACACCCTCGACCTCGACAAGCTCACCGACGCTCGAGCATTGTGGGGCGACGAGTCGGACGACATTTGCGGGCTCGTTGTCCACAGCAAGACCGAGGCGAGCCTTCGCAAGCTGAAGAGCTCGACGGGTATCCCGTTGCTTCTCGAGCCGCAAGGCGAAGGCAAGATGCCGACCGTCAACGGCTTGCCGGTCTTCGTGTCCGACCGTATGCCGGTCACCGACGGTGTCGCCGGAAGCGTTACCTCGGCCGGCACCTCGCCACCGACCCTGACTGTCACGGTCGGCACGATTGCGGGCGTTTACGACGTCCGTGTCAAGGTCACCCTTGCCGGCGCGCGTGGCACCGCGAAGATCAAGTACAGCGTCGACGGCGGCGCCAACTGGTCGGACGAGACCTTGACCGCAGCAACGGTCGAGATGTTTGGCCCGTACACGAAGCAAACGACGGGCGTCACGCTCAACTTCGCCAACACGTCGTTCAGCCTGGACAACACCTACCAGTTCGACGTGACCGCGCTTCACACGTCGCTCTTGGTTCGTCGCGGCGCCATGTCGCTTTGGTACAGCGATCCGTTCGTCTCGACCCTGAACGACCCCTCGCGCGACACCGAGCAGGTCGCGACGCACGTGTACTACACGAGCCACCTCTATCGCCGCATGCCAGGGCGCACGAAGCCGGGCGTTGTGAAGATTCGGCACGGAGTCTGACCCATGTCCGGAGGATATTGGGCCAACGGCCATTGGGTCGACATCAAAGACGCCACGCTACAGGCGAGCACCACGCTCACCGCAAGCGCGAACAGTACCGAGGTCGATATTGGGGACCGCGGGACGCTCTGTCTTACGCTCGCTGTCACTGCGCGAAGTGGGACCAATCCCACTCTCGACGCCGCAGTGCAAACATCAGCGGACAAGTCCACCTGGCGCACGCTCGGGAGCTTCACACAGGCGACCGCGGTCGGCTCGGAGCGCAAGTCGTTTGCAGGCTGCGACCGCTACGCGCGCGTCGCTTCGACGATTGGCGGCACGACTCCGAGCTTCACTTTCTCGGTCACGGGCGACGCAAAATAATGCAACGAATCACCACGCTTCGACGCCTCTATCTGCTCTGCGGACAGCAGGCGTTGAGGCGTGGTGATCGCGGCATGTTTCTGGCGCAGCGCACGAAGCAAGCCGAGGTTCCGGGCACTCCGCTGGCGACTGGGTTCGATGTGTCCGGAATCCTTGCGGAGAATGGGTACACCTGCCGGGAAGACCTGGACGGCGCGGACGAGCGCGAGCTCGTCGAGGTCGGCCTCTCTCCCGCGCAGGCTCGACAAGTCTTGGCGACGTTCGCGAGGTCGGCGTTATGTCGAGCCAGGCAACTGTTCTTTCGGCCGCCGTCACGGCTTCCGGCACAGGGTCTTCGCTTGACCTTGGTGGGACGCAACGGGCGCTGGCCTACGATGTCTCGCTCGCTGCCGTCGCGGACGGAACGAGCGTCGACGTCAGGATCGAGCACTCGCACAACGGCTCGACATGGGTCGAGGTGGATACCGTCTTCGGACTGGTCGACACCCTGCGGCGCGTGACTGTCCTCGTTGACCAGCCGCGACGGTTTCAGCGAGCCGTGTACACGCTCACCGGGACGGCTCCAGGCGCGACGATTCGCGTTCGGCTGGCCCAAGGTGACAGCTATCTCTCGACGCAGCGCTTTGCCTCGATTGGGCTACCCGGCGACCTTGTTCGGGAGATTCCCGCGCTCGTGCTCGCCGACACGCTCGAGACCGGTTCGGGGTGGGCAAGCTCTCTACTTGGCCGGTTCTATGTTCTGCCGATTGTCCAAGGCTCGCTGGCTCTCGAGCGCGCGGTAGCTTCGGTCTGTGCGTACGACTGCCTTTGCGTCAAAGGCTACTCGCCCACGGGCGAAGACGACTCGGAGATTCGCAAGCGATACGAGGACGCGATCGCTTGGCTGAACGAGATCGCCTTGAAGGGGGACGATGAGATCGTCGGCTCTCCTGACAATAGCAAAGACGACCAAGAGACGGCCGGGAGCTCCTACGCAACCACGAGCCTACCTCGTCGGGGGTGGCGTTTATGGCCGATCTGGACAAGCTCTTGGCGGGCCTCGACCAGCTTTCTGACCCGGGCTTCATGGGTCGCGTTTCGAGCGCACTGTCGGAGGTCGCGCTTTCCAAGATTCAACGAGGCTTCGCGTCGAGCACGTCGCCCGATGGTGTCCCGTGGGCGCCGCTCAAGCATCGCCAGGGGCAACCGCTCCGCGATACTCGAGCGCTGCAAAATGGGCTGAGTACACCCAAGGCTGTCGACACGGGTGGATTCAGCATCGGCGCGTCTGTCCCGTACGCCGCGTTTCACCAGCACAGCGCACCAAAAGCAAAGATCCCCGCTCGTCCGTTTCTGCCCGTTGGGTCTCTGCCGGCTTCGTGGCGCGAGGCGTTCAACCGTACCGTGTCCAAGCTTCTGAGGCGGACCCTTGGCCTCTGATGACTACATCGTCGCGGCGGTCATTGACCCGATCATGCGGGCGGCCAATGCCATGCGCGCGGCTCGCAAGCCTCCGCAGTTGCCAATCAAGCACAACGTCGGGACAGCTCGGCTTGAGGAACTGTCCGGCAAGCCTTCGGCCGTGTGGATTGTCCAGGGCGGCACCTCGAGCGGCGTGCGCTCGGTCGGCGGGAATCCTGCGGCAATCGTCGAGTGGGCAAATACGTTTTCTGTCACTGTCGCGGGCTCCAATCACGGCGACTGCCGAGACCTCCGCGATGATGTGATCCGTGGCGCCAGGACAGTACACGGGCCCGTAAAGATCGTCGCTCGTAGCTGGCGCAATATCACCGCAGAAGCGCGCCAATGGTTGAAGGACGGCGAAGCGTGGGAGCTCGTTTTGGAGTGGAAAGAAGCGACCACCGGCGAGCCCGCGGATGATGCGGTTATCTCGAGTATTACCCCCGAAACCGGCAGCGCAGATCCCGCGGCGATTGGCTGCGGCGGAGCATGAAAATATGGCTATCCCAGGTTATTCACAGACCATCAAAGATGGTGGTCGCGGGCTCATTGCCTACGACGCAAACAAGCTCCCCCTCGTCATTTTGGGCGTAGCGGCATCGGGCGACGTCAACTCGCTTGTCAACGTATTGGATCCAGATGACGCCGCGGCGAAGTTTACGAGCGGACCACTCGCCGAAGCCGCGGCATATGCGCGCCTTGCCGGCGTCTCTGTCCTGGCGTGCCGCATCGCATGCGCTGCCGATGGCACGGCCGGGAGCGTCACGAAGACGCCCTCGGGTGGCGGCGCTACGCTCACCGTGTCCGGGACGCCTCACGACAGCTTCGACGTGTCGATCAAGGTCGTGTCATCCGGCGCGGTCGGGACTGGAACGATCGCAATCTCGCTCGACGGTGGCCTGACCTATTCGCCGACTGTCACGGCGGTGTCGCCCTACGATGTACCGGCCTCGCTTGTGCGCGCTGGCGGCGATCCTGGCATCACGCTCACATGGTCCGGGACGCTTGCTGCGGGCGACATCTACACGTTCTCAACGGTCGCCCCGGTGTTCACGACCGGCGAGCTCGCGGATGCACTCGCGGCGGTCAATGCCTCCGACGAGAAGTTTGGACTGGTCGCCATCGAGGGCGTTGACCCGACGCTTGCCCTGACGGCAGTGACCAGTGCGGGCACGACGCCACCGGCTGTCACGGTGACCGGTACGCCGGCAAGCTCCGCATACAAATTCCGAGTGGAGATCACCACGGGCGGCGCAGTTGGCACGGCCATTTTCAAATGGTCCAGCGACGGCGGGACGACCTACACAACGACCGTTACCACGGCTTCGACGGCCGTCCTTGGGTCGACGGGTGTCACGGTGCACTTTCCGGCCGGCACCTACGCCACGAACAACATTTACACGTTCGGCGCGCAGCTCTCCGGCACGGCGGCACGGCTCGCGACGGCCTCGAGCGCGGCCCTCACGGCGGACGCCGCGAAGAAGAAATACCGCGTGGTCTGTTCGGCGCCCGTTGCTGACGACGAGGCGATCAAGAACACGGTCGCAAGCCTCGACATGAAGCGCGTCGCGCTCGCTGCCGATCGCGTGAAGGTGCGCTCCGCTCTGACCGACCGTCTCGAGTGGCGTCCGCTTGGCGTGGTCGCAGCTGTCCGCAAGGCACAAGGCGACCTCTCCGAAGACCCCGCTTCGGGCGTGTCCACGACTCCGCTCTTCAGGGTCGAGGCGATCGGCCGTGACGAGCGCAAGACCGAAGGGCTCGACGCTGCGCGAGTGACCACGGCTCGCACGTGGGAAGGGCTCAAGGGACAGTATTACCTGACGAACCTCATCAGCCTGGCGATCGCCGGGAGCGATTACCAGTTGATGCATTACGGCTTGATTATCGACGCGGGGTGCACTGCCACATATATGGCGGGGCTCTTCTACTCGAGCGCGAAGATCAAGCTCGCGAAGGGGTCGAAGAAGATCGACGAAGCGGCCGCGCAGAAGATCGAAAAGCGCCTGAACCGCGCGCTTAAGCGGACCTTGCTCGACAAGGGTCACGCGGTCTCGGCCTCTGTGGTCGTGAACCGAACCGACGATCTTGGAGACACGGACAACCTTCGCTGGAAGACCTCGATCGTCCCCTACGGATACGCGAAGCAAATCGAAGAAGAAGTCTCGCTCGCGCTGCCGTGAGCCCCTGACTCGAAAGGTATTCTATGGCCACGCCGACGACCAACCCGCTAGTAAACGGGGTTTATTACGATTATTCGAGCATCCGCATCGACATCGACGATGAGCCTGAGTTGCTCATCAAAGAGATTAAATACGCGCCATCCGTCGAGCGCGGCAAGGTCATGGGAACGTCGATGCGTCAGCTCGGCTTCACCCGTGGCCAGCTGTCCTTCGAAGGCTCTCTGGTATTCTCCACGAGGGAAGCCTTTGACCGGTTCCTTGCCGCTCGAGGCGAGCGCATCTTTCTCGACCCGGTTGCGTTCATCATCAGCTACGGGACCGACGGACAGCCTGTCACGACCGACACGCTCGAGACCTACATCAAGAAGCCGCAGCTCGGTGGATCATCGGGGACCGACGCGCTCGAGGTCTCGTGCGATCTCGATGTGATCGACATCACGATGGGCGGAAATGCCGCCATCCCCGAAGGTCTCTGAACCCTTACCCGCATGTGCGCTCCGTGGTGGGGCGCACATGCGGACCCGTGTTGTAAACCCTTGCGAGAATAAACTATGGCCGACTCCGATCGAATCATTCCGCC